AGTACCACGCAGGCCACAGGTGCCGCTCGTCATCAAACCCAGCTCCTTTGCCTGCCGCGGAGAAAGGTTGGCACGGACAGGAACCGGTCCAAACAGGTCGATCGTCAGGCCAGCCAGCGCGTCGAAGGGCATATGACCAGACGCCGATTCCGGCGAAGAAATGGCATTGGTCGTAGGCTCGCAGATCGTCAGGTCGGACATCCTCAATGCTCCGTTCGTCGACATCGCCAGGTGCGATATGCCCGGCGGCTATCAGGTTGCGCAGCCACTGCGCTGCGTATGGGTCGTGCTCGTTGTAATAGGCGGCCACCGTGGCGCATCCTCTGGTAAGTGGTCAAGCCTCAATGGCGGGTGCTCGGCTAGCATGTGGCAGCTGGTTAGCATGAAAGCGCCGCGCTGCAGATCTGTTGGCGTTGTGACGGCGCCCACCCGTCACTCCGAGCACCCACCGTTGAAGCCGGTGGTTGCCGCGCGACGGATGCCGCGCGGCTGGTGGGTCACTGCGTCTGCGCGTCGCGCTCGAGGTCGGATCCGGCGAACGGATCGGGATCGTCGTCCTCATCGCCGTCCCGCGCATTACCGAACAGCCCCGGCTCGACGTAGTCGTCCGGCGGCGTCAACGTGATGCCGATCTCCTGCTGCAGGCGCGTCGCGATCTTCCCGTGGTCGACCTCGTCCTTCGGGTGCGCGGTGATCTTGAAGTGCACGCCCACCGAGCCGCCTTCCTGCGTGGTGAAACGAATGTCCTTCAGCCCGCACTCGGCGAGCAGCACGTCCTCGGCGCCCGTCGCGCCGATGTGGAAGCGCAGCAGGTAGCCCTCGTACTTGCGGTCCCACGCAAGGTTGCGCATGAACGGGTAGCGCAGCTCGGTGAGGCCGTCGTGCTCCATCGGCAGCTCACCTGGCTTCGGCTGCGGTTTGCGATACAGCGCGTTGCGCAGGTTCGCGTCGAACATTTCGAGCACTTCGCCACCTTGGACGACGTACAGGCCGATCGAGATTGCGGCGACGCGCTCGGCGCCGTGTTTCTCGCTGACGTTCGTGCACGAGACGATCTTCGCGAGGGTGTTGTCGAGGTTGAACATGCTGGCTCCTGTCGGGTTGGTGATGGGTTACGCGCCGAGCAGTGCTTCACGCCGGCGGTTGTACGCTTCGGTCAGGCGCTCGCGAACGTCGTCCGGGTAGTCGCGGAAACTGTCGAGACATGCGCCGAGCTCGTCGACGTCGGTGCAGGCTTCGAGCTGCGCGAGCGCGGCGGTTTCGTCATCGTTGTGACCCGGCTGCGGATCTGCCGCCCTGCGCGTTGTTGCTCCGCGCAGCTCCTTCATGCGCGCGTTGTATGCGTCCTGAGCGGCCTGCGCTTGATCGCCTGGCGGCAGCTTCATCGCCAGCGCGCGGGCCGCGTTCATGCCGTTGCGGTCGGTGGCCGTCGCGATCGCCTTCAGTACGTCGTCGAGACGCACGACTTCGAGCGGCAGCACTGTGTGCATCGCCTTCTTTCCTTTCGTCGCGGTCAGCGACAGCGATATCTCGCGCTCGATGTTGCTCAGGTGGCTGATGCGGATGCCGCCCACCGTCATGCCGCCGAAGCGCACGGCGTGATCGTTGTAGAGCGTCATCGACTTGCCGACCCACTGGCGGCCGTCCTCGCCCCACGCGAAGATCAGCAGCTTGCGCATGGTCTTGCACGGCTTGTACGGCCGTCCCTCGTCGTTCTCGTAGTGCAGGATCACAGGCTGATCCTCGCTACCCATGCGCACGTCGGTGACGGTAATGGTCAGGTCGCCGGCCAGCAGTTGCTCTGCGTTCAGCTGGTCCGATTTCGGCACGATGGTGCCGCGGAGGTCGGTGATGTCAGACATATGCGATCTCAATCTCTTGTGAAGTGAAGGCGTAAGGGGGCAGGTCAATCTGCGTGGTCTTGTTCGAGTAGCCGGGCCAGCGTTTCAGGCGCACGCATTCCTCGTACACGTCGAGCAGCCGGCGGCATTCGAGAAACCCTTCTTCGCGGCTTTCCGGCCCGAGCGTGTACGACGCGGCCGCGTACGGCCATTCGGTCTCGACAGCCACGAAGGTGAATTTCTCGACGGTGACGCCCGCCGCCGCGCTGTAGCCGGCCGAGTAAAACGCGTCCTGCACGTGATAGCGCTTGCGCGCGATCTGGCGGCGGAACTCGTCGGCCGACGCGCAGCTGTACGTCTTCAGGTCGAGCAGCTCGACCGACTTGCGCGACAGCGGATGCACCCAATCCGGACGGCAGCGGCAGTCGACACCGGTCATTTCGTCGGTCCAGAACGCGGACACCTCGGCGCGTCCCTGCGACAGCGCGTCCTGAATCTCTGGCAGTGCGCGCACGGATTCGGCCTGACGCATCGCGACTTCGTACTGCTCGAGCGTGATCACGCGCTTGTCGCCACACGCGTCGAGGAACTCGCGCCACCATTCCATCGCCGCGACGCTGTCGGGCGACGGCTTCTTGGCGTTCCACTGCGCATCCGTTGGCTTGCGCGGCGCGCCTTTCGGCGCCCACACGTAGCGCGCGTCGAACTGGTCCGGCTCGAACACGGCACAGTGCGCGAGGTGTCCTTCGAGCTGGCCGGCCTTCTCGACGCGCGGCGGCCGAAGCGGATTGCGATGCCGGCTGTAGAAGTGGAACGGCGACAGCGCGAGGTCGTCGAGCTGCGACTTCGAGACGGACGGCAGCGCGTGATACGCGTCGATGGAGAGGTTGTAGTCGAGCATCACGCCCCCCAAGCCGCGCGCACGGCGAGCGTGGAATCCGGGATCGACGCGATGCCGATGGCGCATGAGAACGCGATCGCCAGCGCGAGGAGGATCGCTGTCACAGGCCTGCGTTCGAACAGGCGGTCGAGCGCGCCGCAGAGGTAGGTGATCGGGTTCATACGCGAGGCTCCACGAGAAAGCCGTCGCCGTCGCAGTGCGGGCAGACTCGAACAGCACCCGGAGCGACGAATGCGCGAATGGCGTCGAGGAAGCGCTCGATCTGCGGTTCGAGTTCGGCCCAGTTCGCGCCGCGCAGTGCACCCGGAACGATCGCGCCGTCGCGATATGTGCTATCGGGGGCCGAGATCTTCATCAGATCGACCGTCGACTGCGTTTTCGTCGCGCGCTTCGTGCGCTTGCCGATCGAATAGCTGTGCGGCATCGGCTTATGCGTGACGACGCGCATCAGCGTGAACGTTCCGATGTTCGCGTAATCGGTCATCGAGAACTCGCCCGGATGGGCTTGCACTTCGGCGCGGAGCATAGCCGTGGCGCGCAGGAACAGCGCCTTGCCGCTGATCGAGACAGGATGCTTGTGCCACGTCTCCGGATGCTCGCGCAGGTCGGCGGGGAAGTCGATCGTGATGTCGCCCGGCCGCTCGACCGGTGCACAGTCGCGGTCGACGATGATGAAATCGATCGACATCGGTTCGCGCTCGACGGTCTCGCGCACCTCGTCATAGAACTCGCGTTTGTACGCGGCGCCATCGCGCGGCACATACTCGTCCCGATCGTCATCGAACTCGAACGCGTCGGCTTCCAGCGTACGCGGGAACATCGTCGTGTCGCGGTACTCGTCGCGGATCTTGTAGCCGATCAGGTTCGACTTAGGTGCTTGCGGGATCGCCAGCGTGCGCAGTTCTCCTTCGAACATCGAATAGCCGCCGGTGCCGGGGCATGCAGCCGCGACGCCGGCCTGTCCGTTGATGATCAGCGCGGGCGCGGTCGTGTACGACAGCTGGTATCCGTGCTTGATGTACGACCAGCCCTTGTGCTGGAGAACGATGACGGGATTCATTTTGCGATTCCGGAGAGAAGTTCGTAAGCCGGCGCGACGCCGCACGCGATCAGGTACAGCGCGCCGAGCACCGCGAGCGGGAACCAGTCGCGCGATACAAACGATCGGCTGTAATCGCGCAATACAGGCGATAGGCTGTTGAGAGGGGTGCGCATGGTCAGTCCTTGTAAATCACGACGCTACCGTTGTTGATGCCGATCCGGCGCGCCTCGACTTTCTGCGAGCGGGCGATGTCGCGGCAGAAGATGCGTTCGCGCTCTTCGAATCGCTCGATGTCGGCACGATGTGCTGCCTTCAGGCGCTCGATCTCGCTATTCAGCGGGTTCGGGATGCAGTCGCGGCCCATTGCCATACCTTCGTTTTCAGCCGACACGACGAGCGATTCCGCAACCTGCTTGCGCTGATCGGGTGTCAGCGCGTCGTACACGCCAGCTTCTTCAAGGGCGTATCCGAGCGATTCGAGCCAGTAGCTGAGCATGCTCACAGCGCACCTCCCGCGACCGTGATGTGCCGCACCGGCGTCGGCGCAGCCTTGCGGCCGGCTTTGATTAGCGCGGCGTCGAGCGTCGCGCGCACGCCGGACGTCAGCAGCGGCTGTCCGTTGTGCCGCGCCGCGTCGTCCTCGGCTGCGATCAGTTCGAGGGCCATAGTCATGTCGGGGGCAGCGGAGATCAGACGCGCGTCAGCGTCGCTGATCTTCAGCTTTACGCAACCGCCGTAGCAGTGCGTCGCGCAGTCCACCGTCGCCTCGATCACGGATTCGAAGTGGCCCGGATAATTGCTTTCCAGATCGTGGCCGACCCATTCCCACGGCCCCGGCGTGTGCTTGATCTCGTTCATGCTTGACCTCGCGCGCGGAGCATGGCGTTCGCGTACTCGTAAGCGAGATCACAGCGGATCTCGACGTCGGAGCGAATCGGCGGCTTATGCACTTCGTTGTATGGGTTTCGGTTCCGGTCGCACTGACGTTCCATCGTCATGCGCTCGGCAGTCGGCTCCGGGGCACGGATTGCGAAGTAGTCCCGAAGCGTCATACCAGGGTCGGCACTGTACGTGTACGTAGAGCCGTCAGTACGCACTTCAGTCACGGTCTCGCCGCTCGGAAACGCCGGGCCGCCGTCTTTGATCTCGTTCATGTGGTCCCTCGTTGTGGTGCGCGGCTCAGCCGCGGTTGTTGTCGCGCCCGCGGCGCTTGATCGCCTCGACGGCGAGAATCACGAGCGTCAGTACGAGCACCGCGAGGGTGCCGACGACGAAGAACTGGATGCTGTGCATGTCACACCTCGTCGAAGAGACGGACGCGGCGGCCGATGTGGTCGGCGCAGCTCGAGAAGCCGGCAGCGCCCGGGCCGAACTTCTGGCCGCACGACGAGCACTGGACGTTGGCGAAGCGCGGGCGGTCGCTGTCGAGCGAGCGCTCGGCCTCGAGCTCGGCGTCCTCGCTCATCGCGTGCACGATGATCGACATCACCAGATCGCCCAGCGCCTCCGGCGACTCGCGCCACGCAGCGCGCAGCGCGCGAGCGTGCTTCTCCTGCGTCACGCTATGCATGCCGCCGACCAGGTCGTCGTCCGACAGCGCGAGCAACTTCGCCTTCAGGCGTTCCTTCGCGATCGTGGCGACGAGCTCGGCGCGGTCTGCTTCGGCGTCGGTCGCATCGTTGAACTGCTGATGCTGGCGGTCCGTCCAGAATTCGGCGGCGCGCTCGGTGGTGGTGGGAGTCGGGAGCATCTGGTGCCTCGCGGTTTCGTATTGCCTTGAACGGAATCATACGAAACCGTATAAAGAACGTCAATACGAAAGTGTATAAATTTTCGCGAGGTCGGACGGTTCGTCTCGGCGGCCGGCGCCGGAAATGAAAAAGCCCCGCGCGGGGCGGGGCTCAGGAGGAAGTCGGAAAGGAGGTGCGAGCTTCTAGTGAGTGGCCTGGCACTCGCGATAGACCTGCTCGCCGACGCGCATCGGGTCGCTCATTGCCAGATTGGCGTCACGGTAGATCTGCGCGCGCACGCGCCGCTTCCAGGCGGCGTCGAGCTTGTTGCCGTACAGGTCGGGAATGGCCGACTCGGGCAGGCCGCGCTGCCGGTTCGATACGACGAACTCCGCGTAGGCCGATTTCATCTGGCATTCGGTCGCCGGCTTTCCAGGCATGTCGTTGCCCGGTTGCGAGAAGTGGATCCCGCCGAGCTGCTGATTGCTCTTGATGCCCCACGTCTGCGACTGCGCGAGCGCGGCGGCCGGCATGCATACGAGGATTGCCAGAGCGAGGTAGGGCGTTCTCATCGCGGACCTCCGTGGGGGCGTTACAGACGGTTGTCGTTCCAGACGGCCCGGCCGATGATCATCGTTCGATCGTCGGGCGGAAGCACCTTGTCCGGGTGCACGTTCTTGTCCGGATTGTCGCTACGCATGATCCACGTCTGCGCGCCCATCGACGGGTGGTAGTCCCAGATCAAGCGCTTCAGCACCAGGCCGCCGTCGGGCGTGCAGATCGCAAAGATCTTGCCTTCCTTCGGCGTCTGGTCGGCCGTGTTCAGCAGCACGACGCATCCGTCCTGAATGGTAGGCGACATGCTGCCGCCGGATGCGTAGATGATCCGCGCGGCGTTCTCGGGCACTCCGAAGTCGCGCAGGCTCGAGCGCTTGAATGCCAAGCCGCCTTTCACGACGACGTGGTCGACGTACTTCCCATCACCGCAGGCCGCGGCGATGTCCAACTGGGGAACCATCGAGAACTCATCCTCCGTCGGATTCGGGAGGTCACTGTCGCCTGAGCGCGAGCTTCCGCGATTCTCGTGCGCGGCCTGCAGGTCGACGTAACGCAGTTCATGGACCGGCACGCCGAAATGCTCGGCGAGCGGTTGCACCGTCGAATCCCTCGGCGTGAGGCTCTCACCGTTCAGGATACGGAAGATGGTCGCTTGCGGCGGCTTGTTGCCAAGACGCTCCGAGAGCGAGTTCGGATTGAGACCGTGACGCTCCAGCAGCCACTGGAGGTTCCGCGCAAGGAAATTGGTGCTGTTCGACATGCGCAGAACATACGGATTTGTATAGGTGTCGGCAAGCATTTATACGAAAGAGATTTACAACAATACGAAAACGTATAAAATACGCTCCAAAGGCCACTGGAGCGTCCCTATGAAGACCGCAAAAGAGCTCATCGACGAGCTCACTGCCGACGGCGTCAGTCAGAGCGAAATCGGCGCCGGCACAAACATCCCGCAGGCGACGATCAGCCGGATTCAGACCGGCAAGATCGCCGATACCAAGGCGTCGAACTGGAATCGGATCAACGCGTACCACGCACATCACTTCGCTACGAAGGCATCCGACGAGCAGTCGGAGCCAGGTCAAGCCCCTGCGGAACCAGTGAGCGAAAGCTCCCGCGACGACGCACAACCGCCGACTGGCGGCTCGATCGACCAGGAGGCCGCATGAAACCCACCAAACCCACACGCGCCGAGTACCGCAACGAGGTCAAGACACGCCTGCGCGACGCCGCGTACGAAGCGCTGCAGACCTGGAAGGCTCTGCACGGCATCGACAGCGATTCCGCCGCACTCGCGCGCCTGACCGAGTTGATGTTGTTCGGCGCTGTCGGAACTTTGCCGCCGCAGCTCGTCGGCGTCAGTGCCGACGTGGGACACATCGGCCCGAAGGTGCGCGCATGAGCGGCGCCCTTGTGGAGCAATCGGTCGCGCTGCCTGTTATCGAAGCAGCCGATCTCGCGATGCGCGCGGCAGCGCAAGGCGTCTCAACCCCCGATTACCTCGGCTATCACGTGCTGCGCAGCGCCTACGGCGTGATGCACCCCGCGGTGATCGCGTTCGAGAAGCGGCCCAAGTTGGGACAGTCAGGGACAGAGCAGGGGGATTGACCGTGATCGAACTCTGGATCGACGCCTGGATGGCGATCGTGATCTCGCTCGCTTTCGGCGGCGCGTGGAGGTGGGCGTGAGCAAGCTCCCGAATTACCTCACCGCTGCTGAGCGTGCGTTTTGGCGTTCGATCTGGCGCGCTGCCGAGCGCGAGCGCCGCATCAGCGAACGCGTTCTCGCCGACATGATGTTCAGTAAGCCGACCCGCAAGCGCCGCACGCGGAAGGCGGCGCCATGAACTTCTACAAGCGCCACATCGGCGACTATCTGAAAGACACGGCGCACCTGTCTCTGCTGGAGCACGGCGTCTACACGCGTCTGCTCGACGTCTATTACACGCGCGAGGCAGGAATTCCGGAGGCACAGGCGGCGCGTCTGATCGGCGCGCGCGCGAAGGATGAGTGCGAAGCGTTGCGCATCGTCCTCGAGGAATTCTTCGAACTGGTTGACGGGACATGGCTTCAGCAGCGCTGCGAGCGCGAGATTGAGGAGGCGTCTGCGCAAGCGAAAGCTAACCGGGAGAACGGGAAAAAGGGTGGACGTCCGAAAGCGAAAAAGAACCCACCGGATAACCCGGGCGAAACCCAAGAGAAAACCGATCCGAAACCGAACGGAAACCCATCGGGTTCTGTTTCGCTAACCGAAAAAAACCTTAGCCAGACGCCAGACTCCATAAGCCAGACTCCAGACGTAAAACCCGGAGGACTGGCGGACGTAGGTGGTGAACCCCGCGAGGCCGTCCGTCCGTCCGACCTGTCCGCAGCCATGCGCAGGCATTCGATCGAAGCACACCCCGGTGATCCGCGAATCATCGCAGCTGCCGAAGCCGGGTACACCGCGGCAACGATCGAGGCGGCATGCGTCGAGGCGAAGGCGTCCGACCCACAGGGCCGCATCAAGGCCGGCTTCGTGATCGCGATCGCGCAGCGCTGGGCGGCCGAAGCGGCACGTCCGCGCAACGGCGCACGAGTGCCGCAAACCCGCCAGTCGCCCGAGGAGCGCCGCCGCGCGATCAGCAAGGCGAACGGCGATGCGTGGCTGGCCGAGACGCCCGAATCCGATCCCACCGTCATCGACATGGAGCACTGACCCATGACCCCGAACGACAAGCAGGCGTTCAAGGACGCCCTCGATCTCGCACACGAAACCGCGCGCCAGGCGCTGCCGAGCCCCGCGGTTCTCCGCGTGTTCTGGTCGCAGCTCGAGGCATACCCGCTCGACGCCGTGCTGCGCGCGCTGTCGCGCCACGTCGCGACGAGCGAGTTCGCACCGACGCCGGCCTCGATCCTGAAGCACCTGCCGAAGATGAGCGATGGCCGGCCCGAGCCGGACGAGGCATGGGCCATCGCGATCCGCTCGGCCGACGAGCGCGAAACCGTCGTCTGGACGCAGGAGATCGCGGAGGCATGGGCCATCGCATCGCCCGTGTTCGACGGTGACGAGATCGGTGCGCGAATGGCGTTCAAGGCCGCAT